GGACGTGAGCCGCCACTCCGTTGGACAGCAGCGTCAGGCTGCATCCGTCCATGTCCTGCGTGGGGGCCGGGACGGTGAGGGTGATGACCGAGGTTCCGTTGAGGATCACGACGAGGTCGCATCCGGCCGGCGGAAGGGTCAGCGACGAAGTCGCAGTGATGCTCTGGATGAGCCGCGGACGTCCGGCGATGGGGAATGACGTGACCATCAGCGGGGGCGGAGCGACCCAGTCTGCCGCGGTCCCGCAGGTGACGTTCGCCGTGATGACGTGCGCGTCCACGGTCGTCCCCTGCTGGCCCCGCAGGACCGGAATGATCAGCCCGGAGGTGTACGTCTTCTGGATCAGCATGACCTCCTGGTCAACCTTGACCAGATAGCCCGCGGCGAAGCCGGTGGCGAGAGTCACGCTGATCTGCATGTCGCCCGCGGCGACTGCCGCGGTGAGGGTGGTGGTGACGAGTGCCATGATGCCCTCCTACCCGACCACTCGGCAGGCCATACGGGCCTGGAGAGTCGCCGCGCCGATCAGGATGTCCAGCCTGCTCGGGTTCTGGTCAGTCGCGATCTGGTACTGCTCCACCATGCGGATGGCGAGGCCGTACTCCTTCGACCGAACCGTGGTCGATCGAGCACCCGCACCAGGCGGGATCAGGTCCGCCATGACGAACGCGAAGGCGTCCGGATGGTAGACCATGCTCTGCGGGCTCTGAGTCGCGGCGAGGGTGCCGCCGGCGGGGTTCGCCGCCCAGACGGTGATGATCGCGTTCGCCGCCGGACTGTTGCTCACGGTCTGGAGCTGCCCCGAGGTGATGATCGGAGGCGAGATCGGAAGCGCCGCGATGGCGCCGCCCGCATCCGCGGTGTTCGCAGTCACCACGAACTGCTGCAGCCGACCAGTCGAGGCGTAAGACAGCGGGTTGACGCTGTACACGCCAGCGATGGTCAGGACATCGCCTTTGACCAGGAACGTGCCGCCGTTGTTCCAGCCCGTGGTTGCGATGGTCGAGCCGGTCTGGTTGGCGTTGCTGACGATCGGAGTCGAAGCAGCGAACACGCCCGAAGTGAACGACGGACGGTTCTGGTCCTGATACCACTCGGCCACGCCGAGGGTATCGCGCCCGAACTGGCCCTTCTTGAACGCTTCGCTGATGACCGCACCGGGGTTGAACAGGACGTTCGCTGCGTTGGCGATCGTCGCCATCGCCAGCGGGTCCAGAATCGCCACCCGGCCGTCGAGTGGAGTCGCCAAGTCGGTCAGCTTGACGCCAGCCTGTAGGTACGTGAGCGTAGCCGCCGGCGTGGTGCCCAGCGCGCCAACCGCGTTGTACACGTCGCGGTAGACGTTGAGGTACGCCAGGACGTCTGCGGCGTTCGCCAGAGCCTCCGCGGCGGGACTCACGTACCGCTCTCGGATGGAGTCCAGCTCGGCCGTCGCCTGAGCACTGGAGTAGCCGAACGCCACGTTCTTCTGGTTCGTGAGCGTGATCGGCACAGTCTGGTCGTAGATGTTCTGGAGCTGCAGAGCCTGACCGTCGGTGACGGTGAAGCGCTGCGGGAGACGGGCGTTGACGGTGTATCCCACCTTCGCGCCCGCCTGGACGTACTGATCGTCGTACGTCCGGTTCACGTTCGCGACGAACTTGATCGAGTTGAGGTAGCCTCTCGCCACCTCTTTGGTCACCCAAGTGGGCGTTGCCAGTGTGTTGGCCATGTCGAAACTCCTAGGAAGAACGCTACCGCCCGGCTACTCTCCGGTGCCCATCTCGGGCATTCATCCTTCGGACATGGGTCTCAAACGGCGTGTCGTCGTCCATGTCTTCGGGATTGGCGGTTGTCGGCGAGCCTGTCACTGGCCGGACGGGGGGTTTCGCCTTTGACGTTTCGCGCCTGGAGCTGGTGCCAGAGGTAGCAGCGTCCAAGCGTGCCTCGAGTTTCGCCATCTCGCGCGCAATCTCACGCGAGTTTGACAGCGCGGCGATGCGCTGTAGGTCGTCTGGGTGCTCCGTCAGGTGCAGCATCAGGTCCGGAGCGTGTTCTGAGCTGACGATCTCGTCTGCGATGATGTTGTGCGAGCCTACAGACTGGCCCGGAGCGAGCGTAAACGTGGGCTGGAGGTTCGTGAGGTCGGGGCTGAGCTTGTCCGCGAACTCGGGATCTGCCCGCTTTGCCTCTGCCAGCCTGGCCCGAAAAGCGGTCACCGCTGATCCGATTTCCTGCAGGCGAGCATTCGCCTGCGATTGCTCCTCAGCCGCCCGGCTCCGCGTCTCGAACTCCTCCTGCATGGCGTAGCGGGCTCGAGCGTCCACGAAGTCGCCGTAGTTGTCGAACTCGTCCTCGGTAGGCTTTGGCCGGCCAGGGAGGCCTCTGCCTGCGCTTGGCGCCGGGGCCGGCGGAGCCTCTACCCTGGCACGCAGTTCACGCACTTCGGCCGCCAGGCGTTCCCGCTCCCGGCGTTCGTCCGCGAGGGCACGCTTGGCCTCCGACTCCTTCCGGGTGGCTTCGAGCATCCTGGCGCGGGGATCGTCCCGGGGCTTACCCAGGGGCTTCTCGGCCCTTGGCTCGCCCTCGTCGATCTCGGCCTCGGCCTCGGCCTTGTCAGGGGCGGCTGCGCGCTTCTCGGCGGCTGCCTTGCCGCCCTTCCGGCCTAGCTCGGCAGCGGCCCTAGAAACCCGGTCCGCCTCCTCCTGCTCTGGGTCGGATGGATCGCCGTCCTTCGGCTTCTCTTCGGATTCCAGGTTGGCCCGAATGTCCTCCGCCGTCTCGTCGTTCGAGGCCACAGTCAGGCCGTCCGATGTAAAACTGGCGTACGGCGCGCCGCCAACGTCGGCTTCGCTCATCTCGCCTCCGAGAATAGGGCCAATTGCCCGCAACTCCTACGTTTGGGCCACATGTTCGCCTGGGAATAGCCGCTCCCGGATGTAGTCGCTCAGGGATTCCCTGCTCCGCGTCGCCAGACGGCACAGGTCGTCATACTGGGCCGTGGTGAGCCTGCACTTGGCAACCTCGGTCATGCGTCGTTCTGGGGGCTTCCCGCGCCGTCCTGTGGGATTCCTGGTCATCACCATCCCCGGATCAGCCATCGCAGCCTCTGCCAGAGCGATAGCGCCTGGAATGCCTGCGCCCACGCCTCCAGCCGGTCTACCCTCTGCCGAGTGACGTACTCGTTTGCCAGGGCCACCCTGGCCGACTTGGCCGACTCCTTGAGGTCTCGGACCACGTTCGCGCTTGCCGCCAGACCCATGCCCATCTCACACCACCGTCCCTTCCGGAACCGACAGCGGTTGCCCAACGCTAGCCGACGAAGCGTTCAGGTCCACCGGAGCGATTGCGGCGCCGCCCTGACCGCCCTGGCTTGCCCCCACAGCTGCGGCTTTCTCGATCGCAGCCCCGGCCTTGACCGCCTCCATTCCGACCTCGTGTGCGGCATCGTGCGCGGACTGGCCCACCTCGTGCGTGTGCTGCATCGCCTCTTGAAGCATGTCGAAGCGCTTGTTGAGGGTCGCAATGGTCAACGCGCTCTCCTCGCGCATCTGCTCGATCCGCTCCCGGCTCTGATTGTCCATCTGCGCTTTGGCGAGCATCGCCTCCTGCTTGGCCTGGTCGGTCTGGATCTTCATCATGGCCTGCTGGAGCTGTGCCTGCATGGCCTGCATCTGCTGGCCCATACCCTGCACTTGGCCTTGCAGTTGCTCGGCAGACGGGCCCTGCTCTCCCTCAGCGCTCAGGAACGGGAACTGCTTGTCCCGCATCTTGGCCAGCAGCTCCCCGATCTCCTTGGACCCGGGGAAGTCCCGGAACTTGAAGTACAACGGACCCAAGATCGGCATCAGCTGAGGCTGGCTCTGTAGGATCTGCCCCATCTCCTCAGACCCCTCCTGCATCGCAGTTTGCCTCGACCGCCCCACCGTCACGGCAACCGCGTAGACGCCTCGCTGCAGGTCGTGGTGCCTGATCTCTGGAAGCGGGGCCTGCATCGGCACACCGCCAGGCCCAGGAACTGGAGGCACGCCAGGAAGCGGGCCTTGCTCCGGAGCTGGACGTAGAGGCTCGACGGGGCGCCCGTCCGGACCCAGCATCGCCTTGACCGGCATAGGCCGCTTAGTATTGGGGTGCTGCACGTAGGGGGTGCCCAGCATCACGGTCGAGGTGTTGTCCTCTGGATCCAGCAGTCTGGCGATACGGCCCGGCCGGTCGTAGATCTTGGGGATGAGATCGAGCACCACTCTGGCCTCGTATGCCAGAGACACCTCAGCCAAGTTGACCAGGTAGTCGCTGGACCCAGCCTCGGCCTGGCCTTGAAGCGCGGCGATGGCCCGACCCGACTTCTCGTTCGGGCTCGAACGGCCGAGGCTGGGATCGAACATCGCCGTCCCAGACTGCAGGAACTGGTCCGCCTGCTGGAGTAGCGCCATCGTTGGCCCAAGCCGGCCCACGTCCACCTGTGACCTCTGCGGAGGAGGCAACGTCTGCCCGCCAGAGGTTACGGGCTTGTACTCCAAGTATGGGAAGTTGCGGGTGTTCGCCTGCTGCCACTCGGACTCGTGTCCCTCGAACTGCTGTTCGGCACCGATGAACGGAGCCCGCGGCTCCAGAGCCAC